GCTTAATCGTCATCCTCATCTACATAATCGCCTAACTTCTCAGGCGGTATTCCATCGGGCAAGATCCAATGTGGATAAGCCTGTGGCTCTGTAATCATAAACATGGCAACATCTTCTGCAAAGCCTGCTCTTTTGAGCGAGCAGAAGTATTCATAAAGCCCAATGCAATAAGCATCAAGCTTTGAGTAACCTTGTTCCTCTAGTGCCTTAGTTGCTTTTCTTGCCATAGCAGAATGTTACCTGTCAAGCAAGATGTTATAGATCTCATCGACTCGCGTGTTGAGTCTTTTGATCTCAGACAACAGGTGGGTAATTACATAGCCAGACAAGCCACCGAGAGCTGCAATGGTGGCAAGGTAAAGCGTGAAGAAGTCAGACTGTGTCACTTCTTGATGCCCATAGAAGGATCGTTAGGTGAAAGGTAACGAAGCACCGGTGGAAGAATCGAAGCAATACCTGCTGCAATCAAAGCCTTTGGATCTGTGACCCCTGCTGCTGCCATTGAGATGACTGCTACTAGGAATGCTCTAGCCCATGAGCCTGCTGCTGTCTTTAGTTCATTCATTAGTTTCCGCCTAACATAGGTATTTGAAAAAAAGCCTCATCATTGTCAGCTTCTTTCTTAAAGCTAACATGCATGTGCTTAGTGTGTTTGTTAGCCCCTGTGTAATTGCGCCACTTCCAGTTAAGGATGTGGGAACAGATTCGTCCATCGAAAATGATGTAACTAATACGCTTGTCTGCTTTTGACTTGGACAAGGTACGAAGCTGATCAGCAAGATCTCCCATGATGTCGGGCTTGCCGTTTTTAAACAAGTCTTTGTCCACATCAATGGCACGAACCCAACCCTGCTCATCAGGATTATGATCTGACTTGCGAGCAGCGTGTCGGGTATCACCGATCCAACCATCCGATGTGCGGTCACGATCTGGGAACGAGTCATCAATCTGCTCTCTTAATTGGATAGCAGCTTTAGAAAGTTTGACTTTCATCCAAGTAAGAGCTTCGCTTCATCTTCGGTAATGCCTAATTTAGAAAGTAAAGCCTCTTTAGCAGCTTGAACTCTAGCCAATTCAGATTCTTCATTAAATTGATTCGTAGCCCACTCTAGAACCTTTGCTTCATATTCTTCAGCGTTTAGTTCTACATAACCTGTTTCATCACTGCCAGTTTTAAGTGTTGGATTCTCCGCCTTTATTTTTGCAACAATTTCATCAAGTGTCATTATTTTTGTACTCCATATACTGTCACTGTTCCGTAGATATTGGCTGTATTTGCGCTCAAAATAAATCCATCTGAACCATTTGCGCTTACATTGTCGTTAAATCCCGCACCATTATAATTAACATCAGCACTACCGCGCCCGTTTGCTAAATATGTCCACGAAATTTTTGATGTGTTTCTGTAAAATGTCATGTCCATCGCGCCTTGCTGCGTTGAAACATCTTGCAGTGACATCAAATTAAATGATGTACCTGAGGATGTAGCCGTTACAGTAGCTCCGCGTGTATAACTTCCGTTGTAATTTGATGTGGCTTGAGTTGAGCCTGAAAGTCTTGTCTGGAATCGGAAAGATGAACCAGCCGAAGCGTAAAGACCTGAAAATAAAATCACATAGTTATCATAAGTTGATGTGAAACAACCATCGAAAGTTGTGCCTGTATCCGCAACATTGCTAAAAGTTGCTGTAACTATTTTAGTCAATCCGCTAGATGCAGCAGCAGGGGTTGCCCATGAAGGAACTCCACTTGCAACAGTAAGCACCTGACCATTTGATCCGATACCTAATCGAGCTGGAGTGCTTGCTCCACTAGCATAGATTGTGTCACCTGTTGTCGTAAGCAATGAATTCTGAATGGCATTAGAGTCATCCTGTGCAACCCATGAGAAGTCCATGTCTGTGTTAGATGCCTTAGCAAGGACTTGACCAGTAGTGCCACCCTTAAGATCGACCAATGAAGCATCGATGGAATCGCCTAATGTCTCAATGGCTACTGCGCCATTTTTAACTAAGTCGCTGGATGTGGGAACAGCCCATCCGAAATTGGGTGTTGTTGTTGCCATTAGGTTAGTGCTCCTGTCGCATTTGTCCATGTAAGTGTACCATTTACGCCCGTCCAAGCTAGAGAGGCGGGCAATACTGTTTCCCATTGAGTCGTGCTGAGTGAAAAGTCTGTGGCTGAGACATAGAGAGTAATGTCCACAAATGTAGGCGTAGCGTTAAGAGCTACATTCTCTACAAAGCCATCGAATGTGCCACCGAGTAAGTTAGTAGGCAAGTTAGTGATAAGCACAGGCTGACCAAAAAAGATATTGATGAGGCTGTCAAGCATTGCGCTAGGCATGTCTGGATTATCTAGACGAAAGCGAATAGCACCCAATGACCCGCGTGGATTCTTTCGCAGGTTTAGCTCTCTAGATGCAATGTCGGTGATGTCTGCAAGATTCTTAATGTTAGAGTCAAAGGAGCGCTCAAAGAGCCCGTAGGAGGCTATGGAGTCTGCATCTGAGGTGCTGTAGGTTGAGCCGTATCCTGTAGCGTATCTATAGATAAGGCTGTTACGGATGCGAGCAATCTGAGTTGTTGAGGTGATAGAGCTTGGTGTTGCATAAGACCCGTCAAGGTTAGTAAAGCCATTTGCTGCGAGATAGTTAGATCTGTGATCCGCATCTGCATAGGAAACATCCCCGTCCTTCTCCTCAAAAAGCGTTCCAAGTGCGCTGTTAGCGATCTGGTCTGTCAAAGTCTGAGACTTAGCAGAAGCACTAGCTGCAAGAGCAATCATTGTGTAGAAACCTGAGTCCACTTCACCAATGTATGACTCAGCATTAGCCCAAGTCACATCGGCTGGGTATGTATCCCATGTAACAGTGGGTGTGACCTCTGCCCAAGTAAGATTAAGAGCTTGACCTAAAATGGCTGCAATCTGTGCGCCATCTAAGCCTTCTGCGAGTGCTGTGTTATAGACAGCCTTAGTCAATTTAGCCAATGAGCCAATGCCTAGAATCGTGCCTGTAGTGACATAGCCTGATTCTTCAGGGCTACGCACCCCGATGTTAAAGTCTGAGACTTCTCCACCAAACACAGTGACATAACTGCCAGATGAGTTCTTAAGCTCTAAGGTGATTGGCTCTGTAACATTGATGGTAAAAGGTGTGTTATCCACATTTACTATCTGTACTTGGCAGTAACCTGCTGTGGCTTGGCGGTCAATGTCTAAGCGACCAGAGGCAAACGACACAGAGGTGACAGTCGTATAGACATCATCACCTACTGTCACTCGCCATTCTGGAAGCCATGTCATCCTACTGTCAGCGTTCCTCTGTCTTGAGCTTCACGAATTAAATTGTTAATCAATTCTGCTGCTGAGTTAGGGTCTCCCACAACTCCAAAATTATTAACAATAGTTGCCCCTGCTCCATAAGCTGCTGCGCCCTGAGCTGCATAACGAGCACCTGATAATGCATTGGATAATGGTAAGCCTTGAGCCATTGCCATACTAAAAGATTGAGCAGCTAATCCTTCAAGGTCTATTTGACTAAGGAACATCCCATATTCCTGCTCGGCTCGTGCTTGGTAGTTAGCGCCTCGAACCGCACTAGGTAAATCTGCCCCTGCGTTGATAGCTTTATAAAAAGAGTTTTGTACGCTTTCAGAAGTAAGCGCAACAGTTTTATTAACCAAATTAAATATGTCAGGATTGGTACTTGTGAAATTTGTTGTCCCTTTAGGAATTGTATAAACAGGTGCACCATCACCGCCATTCCCAGCAGTGGGTGTGGGTGCACCAGTCTTGCTACCTTGCAGCTTGTTTAACTCAATCATCTTGGCAATAGCAGCATCTAGATTGCCTAGATTTATAAGATCCTTTGGCTTAAGACTTTCAAGAATAGATTTGATGTCTTGCATCTTTAGATCTTGCTTTATCAAAGTGCCAAGAATTCCAAGATCTTTTTGAAGCTTCTTTTCAGCAGCAATAATGGCTGCTTCATCTTTACGTGCAATAGCATCTTCAAGTTCATTCATTGATTTCTTGACATTTAGACGAGCTGTGTCGTTAGTGATCTGCAACAACTGTGCTGCATTTGTTGCTCGCCCTAATTGCTCAGACTGATTTTTAAGGGCTGCTGCGATTTGGATCTTGTCCATGTCAAAAGCTTCGGCACCTTTGCCGAGCAAGAGGCTGGCTTTATCAATAACAGCGCCTAATCTTTTATCTCTTAAAATTTTAGCTTGAGCAGCTGCTTCCTCTTTTTTAGCTTTAGCAATTGCATCAGCAGCCTTCTTTGCCGCCGCTGCATCTGCTTTTTGTGTATCTTGGTTAGTGCCGCCAGTCATGGCAACATTGCCCATGCCTCCGGGGATAATTCCCTTACGGAAAGATAATTTATCTAATTCTTTATTAAGACTTGACATTAATAAAATTAACCCAGCAACCGCAGTAGTAATGGGCGCAAAATACAATGCTGCACCAATTCCAATAGCCATAAGAATAGGCTTTAATTCTTTTAGTCTGGCGATTAGTTTGGCTGCATTAGTTACAGTGTCAGCAATACCTTTAGCTAGTTTGTCAATGTTATCTGTTGCAGCTGTAGCGCCGCCGCCTGAAAGGGCTGTGATCGCATCGTATAGACCCTTACCAATGGTTTCTTTAGCATTGTTAGCAGCAATAGTCAGTTTGTCTAATTGTCCTGCAAATGTCCCAGCAGCAGCACTAGCTTGTCCCGCAAAGAGAGTAGTCAGTCGTGCCTGAATTTCTTCAAATGAAGATGAAGTAAGTTCTGCTTTAGTGAGACCTACGCCTAAGCGACCTATTGCCTGTGTCTGCCCCAAGAAAGCCTTTTGCAAACTTTGTGAAACTTGAGTTACAGATTTACCAGTGCCCGCTGCAATATCTAATGACAGGTTGAGTAATTCCTGAGCCTTAGTAACTGAACCTGTGGCTCTCAATAGTCGATCCATGGCTGGACGAAGCTCGTCATCGAGAACACCAGTTTGGGCTTCAAGTCGATTGATAAAGCCATTGACTGTGCCGATGTTTGACCCGTAAGCAAGACCTAGATTTTTTAGAGTCGTGCCCAACGCTGTAGCTGCCTTGTCATCTTCTGCAAATGCTTTAATAGAAGCACGACTAAAAGCAACAACTGCTGCTGCGCTAAATGTGCGTGTTAACGTCTTGCCTAGATTTTTTGTGCTGGCGTTAAGTTTATCAACAGAAGTTTCAGCTTGCTTAAAAGCTTTTTTACCGGTGAACTCGGTAAGAATATCAATGACTACATTTGCCATGATTAGCCTTTCACGCTTGCTGATCGGTTAAGTTTATTAGCTGCACTTGTCAATGCTTTAATTACTGCATCTCTAGCTTTGCCATTGTTTTCTTCATAAGCGCGGTAAAGTAATCGACCTTGCATTCGATCCTTGCCTTTAAGCGGTGCGCGATATTTTCCATCTTGGTTTGTAACAAACCTACTATCTGGAGTTACCTTGCCCATTCTTTCATATATTGACCCTGCTCTACTCTTGTTGAAAACTTGAGCAAGGGATCTAAATCCTCTTGAGTTAGCTTTAGATGGACTTGTCTTAAAACCAATTTTAGATTTAACTTCCGAAGGATTAAAAGTTGGGAATGTACCTTCGGACATTTGACGAGGCAGCCAACCACTTAGAACACTTCCGCGATCAGGAACATAACCTTTAGCTGATCGGCTGATCGGCTGCAAAGCTGTCCTAACTTCTTTTTGAGTTTCCTTTGCTAGATCAGGTGCAAAACTACGGAGAGCTTTACGGAGTTCAACGGCGCCCTTTACGGTTGCTGGCATCGCTCACCTCTTTCGCTTCATCCTTAAGCCCTTGCACTAATGCATCGAGCATGGTCTTATCTAGATCTAATAACACTTGTGGCGGGATCTGCAACCTAATGCTCAGGCGAGCGATTAGGTAGGTGAATGGCAGATCTCGCTTTATGCTAAAGGGTCAGAGTCTAAAACCTCAACACTTTTCAGTGTTTCGATAAACTCCATCCCAAAAGGCTTGACAGTCTCACCTGACCTGCGGATAACTTCATGAGCCAAAAGATAAACATGACTCTGTTTTTCCTCGTCGCGAAAGGCACGATGAAACCCCATCTTGGTAGTTTGTTCAAAGAAGTATTCCACGGCGGGCGTGATTTCTCCTTCTACAATGCTGCCATCTGTACGTACTATCTTTAGTTTTGCCATGAAGTTGCCCCTTAGTTAGTTAGTTAGTTTTTACGCAGTTGTTACTGCGATTGTACCTGATACGTTCCAAGTTACGCTCTGAGTTGAAATGTCTGCAACAGCACCATTTACAGGTGTTGTGTTGTTGACTAAGCAAGTCATTGTGTAAAGAGGGTTGCTAGGCGCTACCGCTCCAGATGATTGCTTGAATGTTACTACAACATTGTTGCCCCATACAGAAGATGAGTTAAGTGTTTGTAGAGTCTTAGCTGTATCTGCATCGTTTAGGAAGTCGATTGTAATGCTTGAAGCTTCCAAGCCCTTTACATAACGATGACCCTGATCGCCAAGCGTACTGACATCCAATTCGTCAAATGATCGGTTGATTGTTACGGATGTAACCATTGCAGAGAGATCTACCGCATTAACAGTTAGAACTCCCGTATTTGCTAGATAAACTGCCATCGGATTATTCCTCTTCTTTCTTAGTTACTGGCTTAGGTGCTGCTGGCTTTACCTGACCGATTCTGATCAGGAAGGCTTCGTTCTCTTTTTCCCATTGTGCCATATCGGTCATGGTTATTCCCATCTCGTTAATATACTTACGGACATCTCGCAGCTTAAAAGGTCTCCCGATGCAGCGTTGAGAATAGTAGGTGCGCTTACTGCGCTTACATTATAGACCAATCCTGATGCAGCTAACTTTGCAAACACGCTAACAACTACATCTTCTATTCCGTTCAGATTGCCTTCATTGTCAAACAAAGGAACAGTCATAATAATCTTAAAATTAGCCATTGGAGCCACAGTAATCTGGCTATTGTTATTAGGTGTTAGATATGGGTCATCTGGACTAATGATACAGCTATTCGCCAAAACTACGCTTGGAGGAAAAGCAAATGTCGAGTAGCGTGAGTTATCTATTAGCGCAGTGGCTAAAGTAGTTCTTAATGTAGTTATTGCTGGCGTTGGCATGGGTCACCCGATCATGCTGCGCGGATCAAGTGCGTGAGCGATCAATCCTCGCACCTTAGCGAGAAGCTGCGCGCTCATTCGGTAAGGGCTTGGCTGGAAATCGACTGCGTTACTGCCTGAAAGGGTGGCTGTACGCGCTTGCCAGATTTCAACAGATATCATAAGAGCTGCTTGCTGGACTGCTGTGTCTGTTGTCCAGTCTGTGTAATTTGTTGCTGTGACTTTACCAAAAGGGGCAATAGGATGCACTGGCTTTATGGCAGCGTGATTTGTGACCATCGTTATTGAGTAAGGTGTAACCGATGTTATAACTTTTGATCCGTTAAAGGAAGAGCCACATCCAGTTATTGTAACTGTTTGTCCAACATAATAAGTGTCTATCAGTTCTTGATCGAAGTAAAGCGTTCCCTTACCTACAATGCTGGAATGTGACACAGCATAATTACTGTTAGTCCATAACATAGGAAGTAGGACTGCATCTGCGGCATCTGCCACTTCTTGAAGGGTCGCGTCTGGATACAATGTGCCTACGCCTAATGTGCTGCGAAGCTCTGCAACTGTTGTAAGTGCCATGTGCGATCCTTTC